TGGTGCCGCCGCCCGCCTCGGGCTGCTGTTTGTGCCTGGAATCGGGCTTGTGACGGTCATGGCCGGAGCGGGTGGGCTCGAAGCCTACAACGAATACCAGAAAGGGGGATCTTGGTGGGATGTCACCAAGGGGTTTGTGAGCGGGGCCTCTGGATGGGCCTACCTACAACGTTGGTTGGCGGGCGAACAGGAGCAAGCGCCGCAGCCGCCTCAACCCGGTCAGCAGTCCCGGCCGCCCGAAGGCATGCCTGCAATCTGGAATTCCGTCCTTCCATCCAATGGACCGACCGACGCGCAATCGACGTTGGATAAGATCCGCAGCGTCTACACTACCGTCGACCTGTCGTCCGAGGGGCAGCGGGTCATGGAGACGTTTGCCGCTGGCATTCGCGCAGGCGGACAGGAAGCGATCAATGCGGCCCAACTCGTTGCCGCTGGCGTGCGCGAGGCGGCTTGGCGGTCTGTTCCGCTGAACACCGGACCTGCCATGCGCGGCGCGCAGTGAGGCGGCCATGACCTGGCGCGACAATCTCCGACCCGCCTCGTTTCGCGGCGTGCAGTTCCACGTCGACGATCGAAAGCTGGACAGCGGCCGGCGCCTCGTGGTGCACGAGTTCCCGAAGCGGAACACGCCCTACCCCGAGGATATGGGCAAGCGGTCGCGCCGATATCACGTCGAGGCGTACCTCGTCGGCGACGATTACATGAGCCGCCGCGACGCGCTGGTCGCCGCCTGCGAGAGATCCGGGGCTGGGCAGTACCGCGACCACTGGGGACGATCGCAGTCGGTCGTCTGCGAGAAGGTGACGCTGCTCGAGACCCGCCAGGACGGGCGTTACTGCCGGGTCTCGATGGAGTTCGTCGAAGCCGGGGCGGGCGCGCTCCCGGTGGGCATCGCGGCGACGGCCGCGCAACTCGCCACCGCCGCCGGTGGGCTGTCATCCGCAGCGCTCGCGGCATTCCGGGAACGCTACCAGCCATGAGCACGCCGGATTACGTGTTGGGCGCGACCGCGCGTATCCTCGGCGACGTGCTGCCGCTCTACCGGCGCACGCCTGGCGGTGTCGCCGACGGGGCCGCCTACTCGACCTATCGCCGCATCATCGACAGGGTGCTCGCCGACACACGCGCTGCCGCACGGTCCGCGACGCTCGCCGATGATCTCGCCGCCATCGCGTCCGGTTACCGCCTGGCGGCGGCCGATATGCGGGCGGTGATCGCCGGATTCGATCGGGTCATCGTGGCTGCGCGGGCTGTCGTGCCTGTGACGGCGCGCTCGGCCACGCTGGCCCAGCAGCGCGCCAACGAGATCGCGCTCGCCGGCTTCATCGAATGCCTCGCGCTCGCCGAGCAAGCGCAGGCCGTGGCCGTTCTCGTGCTGCGCAGCCATGACGAGGCGGCGCGGTATCGGGCGGCGCTGGTGCGCTCCTACGATCTGGCGGTCGATAGGGCCTCCGACCGTGGCGATGCGGCCGTGTTGCGCACACTGCGCGAGACTCTGGGCAAGTTGGCGCGCGACCTGATCGAGCGCGGCCGGCCGCTGGCCCGGATCGTCGCCTACGAAACGGCCGTGCCGTTGCCCGCCGTGGTGATCGCGCACCGGCTCTATCAGGACGCCGCCAGGGCCGATGAATTGATCGACGAGAATTCCGGCACGGATCATCCCGCGTTCCTGCCCATGGCCGGGAGGGCCTACTCGCGATGATGCATGGACCTGGTATCGTCACGCTCCTCGATAACGGCATGCTCTACGAGGGTTGGGAGTCCGTGCAGATTACGCGCTCGGTCAAACAGATGGCCGGGCAGTTCTCGCTGAAGGTAAGTGAGCGGTGGACCGGCGGCGCGGATGGGCCGGCCTCTTTGCTCGGATGGCGGATCCGACCAGGAGATGCCTGCGTCGTCGCCTACGACGGACTTCCGGTGGTCACCGGCTACGTCGATGCCTACAACCCGAAGTACAGCGCCACCAGCCACGAGGTGATGATCCAAGGGCGCTCGAAAACCGGTGATCTCTGCGACTGCTCGGCGGAGGCCGATGTGCCGACGGGGGAGCAGCGCGACGTGACGCTCGACCAAGTGGCGCGCAAGGTGGCCAGCAAATACGGCATCGGCGTCAAAGTGAGGGCCGACACGCGGGAGAAATTCGATGTGGTGCGCGTGCAGCCGGGCGAGACGGTGCACGAACTGCTCGAGCGTTATGCGCGGCCGGGCTCGGTGGCGCTCACCGACGACGAACAGGGCAACCTCGTCTTGTTGCATGTCGAGGACGCCAGTGGTCCAGCGCTGATCGAAGGCGTCAACATCCTGGAGGCCTCGGCGGTCCTGCGCGCGGACAACCGATATCGCGACTACGAGGTGAAGGGGCAGGACCATGGGACCAACGGAGAGTACGGCCGTCCCGTGGCGCAGCGCTCGGCCAAGGCGCAGGACGGCGCGGTGAAGCGGCACAGGCCGTTCCGCATGCTCAACGAGACCAAGACCGGCCGTCAGCACTCCAAGAGCCGTGCGGCCTGGGAAGCCTCGGCCAGGGCCGGAGAGTCGGTCCGGGTCGAAGTCAAGGTGGTTGGGTGGACGAGCGCGCCGGGTAAGCTCTGGACGCCCGGTGAAACGGCAACCGTCGTGTCACCTATGCTGGCGCTCGAGCGGTCGCTGGCGATCGAGACGGTGCGGTTCAGCCAGGACCAATCCGGCACGATCGCGACACTGTCGCTGGTGCCGCCGGAGGCCCTGAACCCGAAATCTGGCGGTGGGGCGAAGGGTGGCAAATCGGACGGGCAGTGGACGGCGACGAAGCCTGCCGCCGCGCCCGTGGTGACGAACCCAATGCCCGGCATCCTGGTGCAGCGATGAACGAGAATTTCGCGCGCGTCGACGTGCGCATGCTGCAGCGGCGCGTGCAGGCCATGATCCAGCGCGGCACGGTGTCGTCCGTGGACGACGCCATGAAGATGCAGCTGCTCGGGCTCGACATGCATGCTGGTTTCGCGCCAACGAAGGTCGAACATTGGCATCCCTACGGCATGACTCACGTGCCGCATGCCGGAGCCGAGGTGATCTCGCTCGCGCTCGGCGGCAATCAGGATCACCAGGTCATCATCGCCACGGCGGATCGCCGGTATCGTCTGGTGGGGCTGGCCGGTGGCGAGGTCGCGTTCCACGATGATCAGGGTCAGAAGGTGCACTTCAAGCGTGGCGAGCTTCTGGTGGAGTCCTCGAAACCCGTAACCATCAAATCCGAGGGCAGTGTCACCATCACCGCGCCGACGGTCGTGATCAACGGCAACATCCAGCACACCGGAAACATGAACACGAGCGGCGTCCACGTCGATAGCAACGGGGTTCACGTCTGATGGCCGACGTTCGCGTTGTCTGGGACGCACAAGCGCTGGCGGGCGACTGGTTGCTGACGGGTCGCCTGCTCGATACGTCGCGCGAGATCGTCACCGCCGTGGCCGTATCGCTGTTCACGCATCGCACGGCCGAGGCCGACGATCCGTTGCCGCATTTCGCGGCGGACCGTCGGGGGTGGTGGGGCGATCTCGACGCGGCAGAAATCCGCGGCGGTACACCGATCGGGTCGCGGCTTTGGCTGCTGTCACGTGAGAAGCAGACCGAGCAGACGCGTCTGCGCGCGGACGAGTACATCCGCGAAGCGCTGGCATGGATGACCGAGACAGGACTGGCCGAGAGTGTCGACGTATCGGTGGCCTGGTTCGCGTCCGAGCGTCTGGGGGCCGAGATCACGATCATGCGCGGGCCGGCGGGATCGGTGGCCGTGCGCTTCGAGAAACTGTGGGATGAGGTGATCTGATGGCCTGGCCGATCCTGTCGCGTCGCGAGCGCCGGCAACAGGTGCGCGACGACATCGCCGCGCATCTGCCAGGTGCCGACGCCACCGTGCCCAACAGTGTGCTCGCCGTGCTTGCCGACGCGATGGCCAGCCTGACGCACGACAACGACCTGCATCTCGACTGGCTCGCCCGGATGATGATGCCGGACACGGCGGAGGGCGAGTTCGCGGAGCGGTGGGGCAACATCTGGTTGCCAGACGGACGCAAGGCCGCGAGCTTCGCCGTCGGGCAGATCACCGTGACGGGATCGTCCGGGGCCAGTGTGCCCGCGGGCGCTGAATTGACGGCGACCTTGGTCGATGCCACGGGGGCTGCCAGCACCGTAACCTACACGGTCACCACTGGCGTGACGCTCGCGGGCGCGAGCGGCGTCGCCACGATCTCCTGCGCCACGGCTGGCGTTATCGGCAATTTGGACGAGGGCGCGAGCCTCGCGTTCGCGTCGGCCCTGACGGGGATCGACGGAGCCGCCACCGTCACGGCGCCAGGCCTTGCGGGGGGCGCGGAGCAGGAGAGCGACACTGATTTCATCGCGCGCTACGTGGCGCGCATTCAGGAGCCGCCGCATGGCGGCGCGCGACACGACTACGTGGCGTGGGCGCTCGAGGTGCCCGGCGTGACGCGGGCCTGGGCCGCTCAGGAGATGGGCGTCGGCACGGTGACGGTGCGCATGATGCTCGACGACGTGCGGGCCGATGCGCACGGCATTCCCGAGGCCGAGGACGTGGCGCTGGTCGCGGCCTACATCGACGACGTGCGGCCCGTCACCGTTGGCGACTGCTTCGTGGTGGCCCCGACGCCGCAGCCGCTCAACCTGACCATCACGGATCTGTTCGGCGACTCCCCGGAGGTTCGGGCGAATATCGCGACCGAATTGACGGAGATGTTGCGCGCCCGCGCCGTGCCCGGCGGCATCATCTACGCGTCGTGGGTCGTCGAAGCGATCTCTGCGGCCACCGGCGAGGATCATCACGACGTCTCGGTCGCCAACGTCGTGCCGGCGAGCGCGGGGCATATCATCGTGCCAGGCACGATCACGTATTCGTAGCGCCTTCGGTTGTCCGCGTCATCGCAGAGCGATGCTCCGCACAGACGCAACGGGTGCTGGCCAGCAGGCAAGAGAGAGCCGGAACACATGGCTTGGCGACCACGCGACGCCACAGCGTTCGCGCACGCGCTGATGGCGTTGCTGCCGACCGGAGAAATCTGGCCGCGCGCGTCAGACAGCACCTTGGTACGAGTGGTCACGGGACTGACGCGGGTCGTCGGTCGTTGGGCCAACCGCTGCGGCACATTTCTGCTCGTGGAGGCGTTCCCTCCAACGTCGCTCAATCTCCTGCCGGATTGGGAACGTGTGCTCGGGCTCCCCGAGCCCTGTCTGGTGCCGCCGACGACGATACGCGAGCGGCAATTGCAGGTCCGCGAAAAGCTCGCGCGCCGGCCAGGCGGACAATCGCGGAGGTACTTCCTCGGCCTTGCGGCCCGTCTTGGTTACCACGAGACCGACAGCCCATCGCAGGCTCCGGCGCGACTGCCGATACCACTCGGGCGCCGGCATGTCGTGACCATCACCGAATACCGCCCATTCATGGCGGGTGTGTCGCGCAGTGGCGATGCCACGTGGACGATCGCGCCGCCCGACATGCGGTGGGTTTGGACCGTGAGCGTGCCTGGCAACCGCTTGACCTGGTTCCGCTGTGGCGGCGGGGGCGGTCGTGCGGGACAGGATCCGCATCTGCGCATCGCGCGCGCCGAAGATTTGGAATGCCTGCTGCAAAAGCTCAAGCC